GTTAATGGTAATATAACAGATGGTTATGAGATTGTTGACGAAAAGAAGTATCTAATATTTTTATTAAAATTCCAATGAACAATACACCTTTTCCCATAAAATCTTTACAAGATGGTAAATTTCTAGTATCATGGCCTAAATGGGACAACATTAGACAATTTGATACTAAGAAAAAGTTACTTGACCTTTTATTCAACGACATAGGTTGCAATGAAGTTGGCATAGGCATATTACTTATGAGTGATGAAGTTGATATTATGTGGATTAACTTAACCACTTGGGCACAGGATGCTAATGGTGATTACGCTAGATACCTAGAAGATATGTATGAGATTAAAGGTGTAGCATTTAATAGTGAAATAGAAGCATTGAAGCTACAAGATTACTTAGAGAAGAAATATATTTGGAAAACATTGCAGGCATAATATGGCAAATGATATAATGATTGATATTGAAAGTTTAGATACAACACCTAACTGTGTTATACTAACCATTGGCGCAGTAAGATTCGACCCTAAAGGTAGTGGAGTGGTAGAACGATTAGAGTTACGTCCTACACTTGAAGATCAAACAGAAATTTATAATAGGAGCATTAATGAAGATACATTACGATGGTGGAGTGAGCAGAGCCCTGAAGCACTTGAAGAAGCTATGGGAGACGGGGGACGTGTGCCATTTAGCGAGTGCATGGAGACCCTTTATAAGTTTTGTTGGAACCGTCGTGCTGTCTGGAGTAATGGTGCATCCTTCGATTGTGTCGTTATGGAGTCTGCTTGGCGGCAAGTAAGTGATAAGCCAAATCCTATTCCCTGGCAGTTCTGGACAATCAGAGACACACGAACATTGTATGAGATTGCAGGCGTAAGTTTAAAAGACAGCGGGCATAGTACTAGTCACAAAGCAGTAGAAGATGCCGAAAGACAAGCAATCGTTGTACAAAAAGCGTATACTAAATTAATTAAAGCAGAACTAGTAGCACCTCCAAGATGAGAATTGATTCAGATATTGATATTGACTTTGGTGATAGAGATAAGTTATTACAACTTATTAAACATACACCGGCGGCAATGCGTAATGCTAACCCTATGCGTAAACATGCTACTGGTGTGTATGTTACCGATATCCCCTATGATCCAGTCAATGATATGGCAGCGATTGATTATGTGGTAGCTGAACAACGAGGGTATTTTAAACTAGACTTATTAAATGTTCACGTTTATAGTCAGGTACGTGATGAAAAACATTTAGTTGAATTGATGGCAGAACCCGATTGGGCTAAGTTAAATGACAGAGAATTTGTTGAGAAACTAATTCATCTAGGAAATCACTATCAATCTATTAAAAAGATGCCTGAACCTATAAATAGTATTCCTAGACTAGCAATGTTCTTGGCATTGATTCGTCCAGCTAAAAGGCATTTAATTGGTAAAAGTTGGAAAGAAGTCAGTATGACTATATGGGATAAGGGTGCTGACGGGTATAGTTTCAAAAAAAGTCACAGTCTATCCTATAGCCAACTAGTAGTAGTTCACATGAACTTACTTACAAAATCCGTTTCACAAGGGTAATACTACGGCGTTTACTTCTACGTTTGTTTAATTCAGACATGCTACAGATGGGGCCGTGTATCACGGTTAAGCTTTTGTTATTGAATGTTCTGAGATATGGTTTAAAGATAGTCCATTCGTCTTTTAAGAACAGGTTAATTGGTATAAGTCTATTACTTTCCCACCACCAAATATCTCCTAATTCTAAGAATTTTTCTTTAGCTATATTATCAATAATAGCTCCGTAATCGTATATAGTGGTGACTATATCATCCCTATTTTGTACTATTCCAACATAATCTTGGTTGGCGTATGAACATATGGTTATGAACGGGTGATTTTGAGATAGTTTGTTGAAAAATTCGTTTTGAATCATTATTATAATTATTGACCGAAATATTTATCACAGGAATACCTGGCAATATATTTTGATAAATATCATTATGTACTCAACTCAAGTTTTCGTCTATACACAAAGACAAATCGTTATACTTTTAACAGGATTTTCCCCAAGGAGCTATATGCCTCAGTATGCCAAACCACTTACACTTAATAAAGGTGTAGATAATCAGATTCAGTTTCAGTTCCTAAACCAAGAACAAAAACCAGTAGATATTACCGGTAAGTCAATAGTCTGTAGAATTATCAACTATCAAGGTAATGAGGTCCTTATACAAAAAGCATTAACACTACAATTACCAGTAACTGGTATTGCCGCATTATTTTTAAACCCAGCAGATTTGGCAAGTATTGACGCACAGAAATGTTATTATTCATTAGAGATTCCTGTAGGAGCGTTTGATTATCCTGTATTTGTTGACAGCAATGCAGGAGCTCGCGGTGATATGAACATTGTTAATAGTGTATTGCCAAGCTTTATTCCTTCAATGCCGATTAGTATTCCTACTGGACAAGTGTTCCCAAATACTAACCCTGAAGGTAATAGTGATAGTGACCTAACATATTATACCAGTGTTATAGATACAAATGATAGTCCTATATTAACACTACAAGCACAATATAGTGACTTCTATGGAAATATTGTTATTGAAGGTTCTACTATTGTAGACGGTGACTGGTATCCCATATTAACCGATACTTATACTGCTGAAACTGATACAAAAGGTTATGTAGTTCAGGGTTATCACCCGTATATTAGAATGCAATTTGAAAGTAATAACGGGGCAGTAACCAATATTTTGTCAAGATAATCAACCTAAACTGTTGTTTATCTGTGACAGATATGTTATACTACATAGATGTTTGATATACTGTCAGTAATTCCCGGCAAGAAAAAAATAACACAAGGTGGATGGCATAGCTTTAATGCTATATGCTGTCACCATCGTGGGCACAAATCTGACACTAGAGGTAGAGGTGGTGTTAAAAAAGACGGAGAAAATTGGTCATATGCTTGTTTCAATTGCGGGTTTAAATGTGGATTCACATTGGGTAAACAGATTAGTGAGATTACTAAAAGTTTATTAAAGTGGTGTGGTATAGATGATATTCAAATTCAACGATGGAGTTTAGAAAGTTTACAATATAGGGATCTATTAGATTTTGCTCATCTTAAGAAACAAAAAACAAAAATAAAATTTGAAGAACATAAACTCCCCGAAGCTGAAATATTAGATGTAAATAATTCATTACACAAAGTATACGTTGATTACTTGTCTAAGAGACTGATAAATTATAATGACTACCCGTTCTTAGTAACACCTAATGATACTGGCAGACAGTCAAACAGAATTATTATCCCCTATACTTACAAGAATAAAATTGTAGGTCATACGAGCAGATTCTTAGATAACAAAATCCCAAAGTATATTAACGAGCAACAACCTGGCTATGTATTTGGTTATGACTTTCAGAAACCCGATTGGGAAGTATGTTTGTTAGTTGAAGGTATTTTTGATGCATTAAGTTTAAATGCTTGTGCATTAACACATAATACAATCAATGATGGACAAGTACAACTTCTAGCACAATTAAATAAACAAATTATTTTTATTCCCGATAGAGATGAAACTGGTTTAGAAACATGTGACAGAGCATTAGAATTAGGTTATAGTGTTAGTATTCCCAATTGGGAAGATGATGTTAAAGATGTGAATGACGCGGTAGTTAAGTATGGTAAGTTGCCTACATTACTCAGTATATTGAGTAGTGCAACGGCAAGCAAAATCAAAATAGAACTACAAAGGAAAAAAATTGAAAAAAGATTACGAAAATAAAAAAGAATACGGTATTGAAGTGCAAAAGATATTTTTGCGTGTAATGATTACTGAGGCTGAACTCTACACTAGAGTTATGAACATTTTAAATAGTGAGAACTTTGACAGGTCGTTAAGACCGGTTGCAAACTTATATAAAGAACACACAACGAAATATAGCATTTTGCCTGATCCTACACAAATTAAAGCTATTACAGGACAAGATATTGATATCATCCCTAACTTCAGCCCTAATCAGTTTGATTGGTTCTTGGATGAGTTTGAAGGATTCACTAAAAGACAAGAACTAGAACGTGCTATTCTTAAAGCGGCAGACCTACTAGAGAAGGGTGACTTTGATCCTGTTGAGAAACTAATCAAAGATGCAGTACAAATCAGTTTGCAAAAAGATATGGGAACTGATTACTTCTACGATCCTGCGGCACGTATCAACAAATACTTTAATAGTGGTGGACAAGTAAGTACAGGCTGGCCACAAATGGATCGTATCTTATATGGTGGCTTCAGTCGAGGTGAGCTGAACATCTTTGCCGGTGGTTCAGGTTCAGGTAAGTCACTTGTTATGATGAATATCGCTTTAAACTGGTTACAACAGGGAATGAGTGGGGTATATGTAACACTAGAACTGAGTGAAGAATTAACCTCATTGAGAACAGATGCTATGCTGACTATGATGGGTACAAAAGCAATTCGTAAAGACATTGATACTACAAGCCTTAAGGTAAAGATGATTGGTAAGAAGTCAGGACAGTATCGTGTTAAAGGATTACCCGCACAAAGTAATGTGAATGACATTCGTGCTTACTTAAAAGAGGTACAAATACAAACAGGTATTAAGATTGACTTTGTGATGGTGGACTACTTAGATTTGGTTATGCCAGTCTCTGTTAAAGTTAACCCTAACGATCAATTTATTAAAGACAAGTATGTTGCTGAAGAACTAC